TAACCTTTTCTTAAGACTTTGAAATATACCTTCTGCTCCACCCTTAAGAAACTCAAACGCTTTCTTTATTTGGGGACCGAATATTGCTGCAACACCAGCTATGATTGCTCCAACCAGTCCAATTATACCTAGAGTTTTAAAAATGCCTCCACCGCCGCCACCGCCTCCGGACATTCCCTTTATCTGTTTTATAACACCCTTAAGTGTCGCACCTAAACTCTTAGCGGCAATAAATGTTCCAACTAAAAGATTTTTAAGTGAATTGACTGCTCCCTTTATTACATTTTCATTCTTGCCAAGAAAATTTGCATAGTCACGACCAGTTGCTTTACCGAACCGACTTTCTCTTACTCTTGGATCTTCTTGAGTAACAGATGCTGCAACTGCAGCAGGAGCAACCATCATTCCCCTTTGACGTGCAAAAATTGCACTCGCACCGCCTGGTGTGGGTTGAAGAAAATTTCTTGCTCTTACTCCTGGTGCTGCCATTTACATTCCTTGTTGTTGAATTCTTGAATTCTCTTCTTCAACATATTGATTTAACATCGCAAGGTATATATCTCTCTCCCATGGCATCATGTTTTCAATCTCAGTTAAACTATATTTATGATGCTGCATGAGAGAAAAATTGACCTTGTAATATGATTCAAGATCAATATGTGCCATAATTAACCGAAAAAACTTTGTAACCCTTCTAATACAATTTCGTTATCAACCTTTGTCTTTGGGTTAGTAACCTTGATAGTATGTGAAAGTTTTGGCATGGTGCTAAAGAACTTTTCAATCTCCTTGAATTGAGAAGAATTTAAACCATCCATCCAAGTCATCAATTCTTTCTTTGTAACATCAGAGGCAGACCATGCATCTTCGTCATTAAAGATAACATCGATACATGAACCAATGATTTCAAATGATTTATCCAAATCTTCAGCAGGATCATCAAAACTAAAATTACTAGAAACAAATTGATCCAATGATGGATACTTCATACGAAGCGTTAAATTACCATCTAAATTAATATCCTGTTTATGATCTTTATCTTTGATAACATTTATTTCATCGATATAAATTTTAACAGGAACTTTTGTTTCACCATCATCAGGACAGGTAATGATAAGATCAACTGCTTCACCTACAGACTTACCTCGAATATTTAAAAACAAATATTCAATATCAAAGGTAGGAAGATTCTCGACTTTGATACCTCTGCTTTGAATACAATCCTTTAGTGTATTTTTTACTGCGGTTGCAATTTGCTTTTCGTCTTCACTTTCTAAAGCAAGAATAAGAATTTTTTCTTCTCTAACTAGGAAAGGGCGATACTTAATTTTTTTTCCTGTTGACGGTAGTTCCAACTCATAAGTCGGGGTAGAAATCTTTGGTAAAGGCATAATGTTAGATTACGATAAAATTATTTAGTTGGGTATCCTAACCCTATTTCTTTTTATTTCTGGGAATTTGTTTTGAAACTGCATATCTGGCATAGTTAAAATTAACAGTAACTTTTGTTAGAGAACTTCCATCATAAGAAAAAGGAATGGCAGCAATATTCATTGGAAAACAATCAATAAAATCATATACTAAGATAGGTTGTTCTAAAAGTTTCTTTTCAATTTTATCCCCTTTGATTATCTTATTTGGATTTTTCCAAAATCCTCTTTCAAATTTAACGATAGAAACCTTAGTCTTATACTCTCTAGGATATCTCATCCTAAAAAAACTATTGCTCTCGTCAAATCCTGCAGCACCTTCTTCATCACCATTATATGTTGCGCTACCTCTACTGAGTGGATCGATCCAGTTCAACCATTCCTCAAAGATACGAATAGTATTATACTCTTTATCAACATAGAAAGTTAAATCAAAGTCAGCAAAAATTCTACGCATTGGAAATCTTTCAAGAACTCCCTGACGAGTTCCTGCTTCTTCTGCCATGTCAAAAGATGATCCTGGTAAAGATGCATCGGAGCACATGAAATCATATGTTTCTTCTGTGGATTTAGATTGATTAAACAATCCACACTGAGTAAGGTATCTATTCAAAGGACCGACACCACTCTGCCGGACAGTAGAACGTCCAAGATTCAATGTCACCATAAACTGGGAAGTTTGGGACAACCCACCAAAAGTTTCTTGAACATCATTTATTTTCTTGTATAAAATCTCAGGCGAATATCTTGCCATCTAAATACTTTGAAACTACTTATATACTATGTATGCCATATAGTGGAAGATATTTACCATCGTATCCTAAAAAATACAATGGCAATTCAAACAATATAATATATCGTTCTCTTTGGGAACGCAAGTTTATGAATTATTGTGATTTAAATGAGGCAGTGAAAGAGTGGCAATCAGAAGAGTTTTGGATACCATACATCTCACCTGTAGATAAAAGAGTTCATCGTTACTTCCCTGATTTCTTTATCAAGTACACAGATAAAACTGGTCGCTTGAGAACCATGGTGGTTGAGATCAAACCAAAGAAGCAGGTAGCAAAACCAAATATGAATCCCAAACGAAAGACCAAGGCATGGCAAAACTCTATTGTAACCTGGTCAGTCAATCAAGCAAAGTGGAAAGCAGCACGAGAGTTCTGCGCTGACCGCAAGTTTGAATTCAAAATTATGACTGAAGACGATCTAGGAATCAAGTAATGGTAAGAAGACGTGCTAAACGAAGACGCGCTGGCGGTCCTTCTTATGAAGAAGTAAAAGCACAAATAGATGCAAGAGAAGAAGCATCGAAAACTATTGGTAGAAGGATTATAGACCGAGCAGGTGGTGGTAAAGATCCCAATTGGTATGCAAATGAACTGTTCACTGAACTCCAAGGATACAATGAACCACCTACTGTAGGTGCTCTCTGTTTTTTCAGTTACAACGCAGCTTACCCTGCTAAATATCCTTTCTATGATAGAAGACCTCTTGCTTACATTCTTGATGTGGGCAGTGAAAGGATCATTGGTGCCAACTTACATTACTTAAATCCTGCACTTAGAGGACAACTTGCTGCTTCCCTGATAAATAAAAAGCAAGTGGACTTTTCAATAGGTTACTCTAAACTTATACACAGTTACTTTCCTGGTAACATGGGTGATATATATGCTGTTCCAGTTAGTGGAAATGAATGGAATGATGTCGCAAAATTAGTTACTGAAAATTTTGTGGATAAATCAGGAATATTTGTAAGTCCAGAAACAGCGTGGGACAGTATTTAAATGCCAGCAAGTACAGACGCAAGAGTATTAGATCTTGATAAACAAAAAAATCTAGTCAGCCGAGGTGGCAAAAATAAGAACTACACAACCACTGTCAATGGTAAGACTTCTTTTGTAGACATTCGTCTTGGAGAAGAAGGGGATATACAATTGTTGACCGTAGAGCGTGAAGGTAATATTGAACGCCCATATATATTAGCTAGTCTAAAAGAGGGAGAATGGAACTTTGATGGTGGTTCTGGTAGAATATATGATAGATCATTTGAATCTGTTATAGGTTCTGATGCTAACAACTTATTACAATCTACTGGTAAAATAGTATCAAATGATAGAGCAACTGCAATAGCAATTTTAAATAATGCAAAATTAAACGGTGAACCGATTTCAATTACTGATCAATTGAAATTTGCAAGTGAAACAGCACAAGAAATGTATAAGGTTAGAAAAAGTAATATACAAAGAATACCAGGTGCTAATCCAAATGCATTCTTACCTAGCACTACTGAAAAGATTGCACTACCAGTAGTACAAGCACCATACAATCCAAACGAAGAAATTCAAGTTGTGCCTGGTTCCACTTCTGCAGAAAATAATGATCCAAATGCTCCAAACCCAAATGCAGAAGGGAATGAGAGTGGAGATGCGGGTACTATAATTGAAACTAATGAAAATGATAAATTAAAGAATTTAGCAGCAGGTCTTGCCCAAACTATTGGTAATATTTTGGAGGACATGAAAATAACTCCAGAGGAAATACAAAAATTTGAAACTTTATTTGAATCGGGGGGTGGAGATCAAATTCAAAGTGCAGCATATCCAACTGACAATACCTATGGAGAAATTAGAGGACAGGACTTTGTTACCATTGATCAATTTATATACTTACCACCAAGAAGAGATCAAATCCTTGGCACAGATTCATCAGGAGAAAGAATAAATCCACTTGAAACAATAACTAACGGTCAGTTTAGACTTTCGCCATTGAAAGAATTTGTGGCGCAAGTTAAATTACCCATGCCAAATAATATTACAGACTCAAACGCTGTTGCTTGGGGTGATGACGTAATGAACAATCTTTCTGCAACACTCACTGCAGGTTTTA